CGGTTCGTATGCCTGCAAGTGTTCAGGGGCTTGTATAAGAGGGCCACGGTCTTTTTTCTTTTTATCGGGATCACCACCTGGACTAGGGCCTCCGCCTCCAGTAGATGCTCCTCCGCCGCCGCCACCGCCGCCAATAGCTTTACCAAAAGCCGTTAAAGCTATGCCAGCGGCAAGTTCTTTAGAACCGGATTTTATGGCCTGTGGATTAGGAGGCCAGCCACCTTCCGCCATGGTAGCAATGCCTTGTAATATATGATATTGGCCCCACATTCCTGCTAATTCACCTATAAGACCGCCTATAGCTTCTCCCATACTCTGTTTGCCCTGTGAGGTTGCTGTTACCATATTAGCAATGCTGCCTGCCATGGCATTGGCTATGCCGACGGAGAATTTTTTGAAGGTCTCTATTTGCATATCAAAAGAGCCTTTCCACTTCTCTTCCATAGTAGTTAAGCCGTCCCCATTGATGTCTCCTAAAGTTTGCCAATGCTCTTGCCACTTCTGCTCGAAACTTTTAAGCCGTTCATATGCTTCTCTGCGAGGCATAATAGCATCATGTGGTAGTACGCTTTGAGATGGAGGCCCTGTGCCTCCTGCGCCGCCTCCTGCGCCTGGCTGAGTGGCTGTTGGCAAAGCTGGCCCTATTGATTCAGGCTTACCTGGTTTCCCCTTGTCCTTTTCGCTCTCCTCCTTGTCCTTTTCGCTCTCCTCCTTGTCCTTTTCGCTCTCCTCCTTGTCCTTTTCGCTCTCCTCCTTGACTGCTTTCTGTGCGTTGATTATTTTGCGTGATTCTTTCTCAATCTCTATGCGCATAGTCTTCCATTTTTCACCCATGCCATAAAGAGGGCTTCCCATCATCTCTTTGCCGATCTCATCCGCATCTTTCATCATCTTTCTTTGAGCTTTATAAATCTTGTCGGCATTTTTAGTCGCACTATTCCCCAAGTCTTTAGATATATTTTGGAGGTCAGTCATGGTATTGATAGCTTCCAAAGCATTTTGACCCAGCTTGGCCGCCATTTCATCCTGGCCTTTTAAAGCGTACCATTTAGATTGAAGGGCGTAGACGCCTGCAAGACCCATATAAATTTTAGATATCCAACCGGCAATGGTTCCTGCAGTCTCCTTAACTGTCCCGACAATTGCATTCAACGCAATCGAGAACGCACCTATTACTGCGGATAAACCTAATTGAAATCTTTTAAAACTATCATAAAGGTCTTGTGTGAAGGTTATAGTCTTTTCAATTGCATCGCCGAGAGCTGTTATGACATTTTCTTTTACTTTGGTCATGCCCTTTTTAGTTGTGCTATCGGATTTTTCAACCCAGGACGTAAAATATTCATTTAGCTTTGATACGAATGTGCTAATCCAGATCAACGCAGTCTCTAATATAGGCTTCCAATCTTTGAACAACTTACGCATGTTAGTTACGACATTACTCATCGTGGTGATTAAACTTTTTAGTCCTTCCCTCATAGAGTCAAAAAGCGTTATCATTGTTTCCTGCATGTTGCTTTTGAAAATTTCCCAACGACCCCATACAGTGTTCATCATCCGCTCGTACATTTTTGCAGCTTTGCCGCCTGATTCTGCGAGCTTCTCATTGAAGTCACTTAATTCGATTTTGCCTTCACGAACCTGCGTAATAAGAGACGACATGGCACCGCCAGCTTCCGCTCCGAAAATCTTGGTAGCATCAGAAGTGTCCATTGTCGTTTTAGCCAAAGTTTCCATGATGTCATTAAAGCTGTTCATCTCTGGATTGACATCATCCAGCTCCAGTCCTAATTTATTAAGCGTTTTCTTTACTTCATCAGTTCCTTTGGAGAGCCGTAGCATGGACACTCGCATAGTTGTACCGACTTGGCTAGCCTCAAGACCCAAGTTTTTAAGGTGTCCAGCGGCGGCGGCAGTCTCCTCTAAACTCCATCCCAGCGCACCTGCAACCGGCCCGGCGTATTTCATGGTATCGGTAAGCTGATTAAGCGTGAACATGCTATTCTTTACAGTGGTAGCGAAAACATCCGCCACTCTTTGCGCTTCATCAGCTTCCAGGTTAAACACCTTCATAGATGATGCCATTAACTGTGTAGCTGTAGACATATCCCCTGCCGTGGCTCCTGCGAGTTTTACTGAATGAGTAACTGATCCCAATATTTCGTTTACGCTCAATCCAGCGGAAGCCAGATTATACATTGCTTTGGCTGCGTCAGAAGCTGAAAATGCAGTTTCCTTGCCGACCTCACGGGCCTTGGCAGCTAGTTTATCCATCTCCCCGCGTGTGGCCCCGGCCATAGCTCCAACGGATTCAAGAGAGTGGTAAAAGTCCTTGCCGATTTTAATAGATAGCAAACCAATACCGGTAACAGCCGCCGCCGCAACCACGCCTAGCTTAATCATAGAACCTGCTAATCTCTTAGCCGCGCCTGCCGCAGTTTTAGCCATGCCGGAAAACTTTGTCAGAGAGTTCCTAGCCGTTTGCAAACCTTTCTGAAGTCCTTGGGTCTTGGCTCCGATGTGGACATATAGACTGCCTAAACTTGCCATGCTATCTCTTACCCGCTTTCCTCTTTTTTGCTTCGGCCATACCTTTAAACAAGGTCTTTATTTTAGATTTCACGCCTTCTGAGTCCGGCCTGGGCCTCTCCGATGGAGGCGTAAAGTCAAATAGAAAATCATCCAGCTTAAACCGGCGTCCTTTTTTCGGATCACGATTGATGTTTGCTAATAATGTTTGTACACTTGCCGTTCTCAAATCTGCCCTCTCCTCTCCGAGCGGCTCCAATGAATAGTACGCTTGCCACTCTAATAATTGCCTAGTAGTTAAGGCCTTTAGCAAAAAATCCGGATGCCAGACTCCCAGGTCACGTGCTAGTCTGAATTGGAAGCGTCTCCCTGGGAGTCTTCGGAGTTTTTTGCCTCTTCCTCCAACGCATCATCCTCAAGGCCGTTGAGTTTGTTAATCTCTTTTACTAGCAATTCAATAGCCTTGTTTGATTTCCTTCCCAGCTCTTTAGCTTCATCATCACTGAAAAGCCGATTCCCTTTTTCATCGCAGATGCACAACGCACACAGGCGCGCACGCGCGCCCTGGAGCTTGTGTATATCTACCTTTCCATCCTTATTAAGGTAGTATCGCTGGTAACGATCATTTTCATCCGCGCCCATAACCCGGATAAACACGCTATCACTCCACGAGGGTACATATACCTCTCTCACTTCCACGTCTGTCTTTTCAATAATCTGGTCTCTTGTCAATGCCATTTTTAACCTCCTTTGGTTAAGGGTTATTTAAGTTTAACTGCTTCCACTGCCGGAGTTGATGTTAGGTGCACCGCTTACTTTAATAGTTACGCTGCTCCCAACCTTATCTCCAACAGGTATTTCCAAGCCTACACTTGTCACCAGCCCATCGAAATTGATAGTGGTGCCTTCATCATCATTCACGAGGATTTCATAAGCCTGCAAATCGTCTGAAAGATAATCTGCGTAAACAGTATCAAAGGTCTCCCGTGTGAAATTCATTTCAAGAGACACTTCACCTGCATCTTTCAAACTGGCGATAAACTCCTTCCATCCATCCGAATCCATAGATGTAACATCAATCGTATCTTTGGACATGCTAGGCCCGGATATATTGGTAATCTCTCCAATCTCCTCGAATACTGAGTCTGCCAACCTTCTAAAGGCCGCATTAGTTCCACTGACTGCTTCGCTTGTCATTAGTCATTCACCTCCTTTTAATTAGTTAGTCCGCATAATGCGAAAATTCATCGAGAACAGAACACGCCCGTTCTCATCCCTAGGTAAATCCATAATGTCACCTCTTGCGTGAATTTGGATATACCTAACATCCACCACTGTCGCGTTGACCATACCATCAAGTAATTCATAAATCCTGTTAGCCCAATTCCAAGTGCTTTCATAGTCCGGAGCTTTACCCCGGACATGAACCATGACATTATAATTGCGAATGTCATTTACAGTCTCCGGATCATCACCTGGAGTGTTAAATACCGCTACACAAGCGTCCGGAGAGTCCGGCATAAATCCTATGAATAGATTAGTACCTCTTGTGCCTTCATTACCATCCTCTATCAGTTGGCAAATATCCGATGATGGAGATCCCAAGGTCGTCTGCGCTGTATCAGTACATAACACATACAGATTATTAGATGGTACGCTCCTGTAATCTCCATCAGTTGCTACTACTACAAAATCGTAATAGACGTTATTAGATAGTCCTGTAACTTGATAATCACCTGCTGTTCCTTGTGTACCTATATAAGTGCCTGCAAGCGTGAAGTTGGTTTCGCTAGTCTTTTTATAGTAAACAGCGGTCTCGGTGTACGGGCCGTCCGCAGGCGGCGTGATTGACAGCGTGATGCCGTCGCCGTCACCGTCATTGATTGCAGAGTTAAGGGTTGGCACTTGCGGAACGTAATGGCGCGGCCATGCCTCGCTTGTAGTAGACATCCGTTCTCCACGTTGACCGCCGGTCATCGGGGCAATGAATATCTCGCAATCCTTTTTAGGGTCGATTCCGCTCAATATCACGTCTTCACCGGCTTCTGATACTGCAAGTTGAACTGCCCTGGGAGTGTCAGTATTATTCCAAAAGATTAGAGCTTGCATCCCGGACTCAACGAAAGTAAACGACAAGGTTATTTCGTTACCATCATCGTTCCGGACAGCGATTGTGTTGGCTTCGATGCCTATGTCGTTGTCTTCCAAGGTCGGGTGCGCATATTCCGAAACCGGACCAACATTGCCCGCATCATCCTCTGCCCGCGCAAACACCGGCGCATAAGTCTGAAGTGTCTTTCCATCAACCGTGCGGTTATAGCCGGTAAAGTCAAGCGTAACCGTGTCGCTGCCGGTGATGCTGCCGATCTCTGCTATCTCGGGTGTGTCCGGGCCTGCCGGGTCGGTCTGCGTTTTTATGGCAAAAACCTTTGTGGTGTATTCGTCTTCTACGTCTGCCACAGTTATCTCGCCACTGTCATCCGTCCGCGTAAAGCCGGACAGTGTCGGCTTCGGAGGCGATGCCGGGATTGCCCGCGCAAATGCGCGGGCACCGGTTTCGTCACTGTCACGCTTGGTCAGCAGGTAAACGTAGACAGTCATTGGCCGGTCGGCAGTGTTTTTGTAAATAAGGGTCTCCGTATTCCACGTGCCGACGTTTTCCGGCATGACGAACTCTTCGAGCGGGCTTGCACTATCGTCAAGAAGCGGATTGTCTGTTGGGTCTACAATCCAGATGCGAGGGACAACATCGCTTGTCCAGTTGGAGCTGCGCCGAAGGTAGCAGTTAAGCCGCAACACCTCACCGCTGCCGAGGACATACTCTTCACGTTTAAAGCAATAATTATCATCGCTTTCGGGCAGGAGGCGTAAACCCCCGACGGGCGCGCTTATCGTGATGCCGCCTTTTGTCCAGGCTTTTACAGCGTCGGTTTGATTATGCCTATGCGAAACGCTTACGAACGCCTCGGGTATGAGGTCATAGTTGGCAAACTCGATGCCGCCCTCGAATTTGACGTTATCGCATTCGACGACGGATTCGTAAACGTCCGTGCCGTTGTTAAGGGTGGAGTTTATGAGGCGGGCAGAGGAGTTAAATATGCCATATGTGCATCCGATGATGTCGCCGGTAAAGAGATTGCTACCAGTGAGTTGGCTAGCATAAACACCGCCATAAACGGGGCATTGGATTATATTATTCGAAGCATATTGAACAACTCCATCGCAACCAGCGATTACAGCATCAGCAGTGAAAATGTTGCCGTGGGCAACATAACACGCCGATCTATCCAAATCAAACATCCCCGCCGAAACAACATTGGTATTGCTGTTAAATGTAATGCCTGAATCACCCTTAAAAATGACTCCGCCGATTTCGTTGTTGGCTGAATTGTTAAAAGCTCGGTTGACATAATCATCAATCCGAATTTCACAGTTGATTGTGCTATTACTTAATAGATGAAACTGGTTTATTTGCGTACTGCCAAAAAACCGCACGTTGCGATTGATAAGCCCTACTATCGAGCCGGAGACTTTCGCCCCCGTAAGCCCCGCGCCTGTAATCTCTATCGAGCTTGCATCTATGGCCGATATCTCGTGCTCTTCTACGTCCTTGCCATTGTCCACGTTGCAGATAGCTATCTTGTCACCCACGGCCCATGAATCGCCGGTAAGGTCGGTGTCAATAGATAGCCTGTTGTCACCCGCGCTTGCTGCCACCGTGGTCTTGACGTACTTGTTGTCCGGCTCTTTGCAATTCCAGTTTAGCGTTAATCCGCTACTGCCGTTTATCTGGACATCATTGCCGTTGCCGTTTATCTGGTGGCCGTAATTAGAGTCCGGGATGTTCCAGGTGCCGGAGCCGGTGATGTCGTCTTTTAACATCATGTAGGTGTCAGTCGTGGTGTCGGTGTCAAGCGTGCCGTCAATTTCGACACCGGACAATCCATCCGCAAAGCCGGATTGATCTGCGTCAAAGGCAACAGTATA